AAAAGTGTAGAAACAATGACGAGGAGGAAGCGATCTCATGATCCTAATTTTGGAATTTCCTCCGAAAGAATTCTAAGGTTTAGGAACAAAGAGTATACCTTCCGACTTGATTTTTGGATCAAGGTCAAGAAAATTAAGGGAGAAGTCCAATGATTTCAGTTGCTCTGTTCTTTTCAGGATTCCTCATTCTTCTGTTCAGCGCAGTAGGTTTTGCGTTCGGATGGATGGGTAGAGAGTATTATGAGAATTCGATTGCTCATAATAGATTGTCGGATCACCCTGAACTAGTTGATGATAATGGTAATCCCATTCAAACAGACCTGTATTCTGTAAGATTTATTGTAGACGAAGATGAGGATGACTGATGATTCTTGTTGATATGAATCAGACCATGATCTCCAACTTGATGGCACAAATCAAGAGCACTGGAGATCTGGATGAAAACTTTATGAGGCACATGGTACTATCAAGTATCAAGTCCTATGAGAAAAGATTCTCTGCTGAGTATGGTGAGATGGTACTTTGTTACGATTCTCGTAAGTACTGGCGCAGAGAATACTTTCCTTATTACAAACAAAATAGAAAGAAAGATCGTGAAAAGTCTGGTCTTGACTGGAACAAGATCTTTGAATGCTTGAATGCTATTCGTGATGAGATCAGAGAACTATTTCCTTACAAAGTAATCGAAGTAGATGGTGCTGAGGCAGACGATGTTATCTCTGTGATGTGTAAGCATCATACTGATAGCAAAGTTCTGATCCTTTCTGGCGACAAAGATTTCGTACAGTTACAGAAGTATTCTCATGTAACTCAGTACAATCCTGTTCAGAAAAAATTTATTCAGTTCAATCGTCGTGAGGTTGCTGAGTTTATTAATGAACATGTACTGAAGGGTGATCGCTCTGATGGAATTCCAAATATTCTTTCGCCTGATGATACCTTTGTGACTGGTAAACGCCAGCGCCCATTGAGTAAAAAGGTTATCGCAAGTTTCATGGCAAATGATGCCCATGACATTTGTGATGAGGAGCAATATCGAAACCTTAAGAGAAACAGGATTTTAATTGACTTCGATTACATTCCAGAGTATCTTGAGCAGGAGATCGTTTCTCATTATGAAGGTCTAAATACCACTAGGAAGTCAGTCCCCCTAGAATATTTCAGGAAATATAAACTGAATGATCTGATGACTGAATTTTGTTTTACTAATAGTAATTTACCCTGGCTTAAAAAATGAAACTGTTAATTTCTGAAGTGCTCCAGAAGGTGAGCAATGCTAAAACCAAAGCAGAGAAGATCAAACTCCTTAAAGAATACAACACAGACACGCTCAGGATGCTCCTCATTTGGAACTTCGATGAAAGTGTGAAGAGTGCTGTTCCTGAAGGTGAAGTGCCCTTCACGCCGAACGAGGCGCCTGCTGGGACAGAGCATACTAAACTTGAGCATGAGTCCCGTCTGTTCTTCCACTTCATTGAGGGTGGTAATAATAATCTTACGAAGACTCGTCGTGAGCAAATGTTTATTCAAATGCTTGAGGGTCTTCATAAGGATGAGGCAGATATTGTTTGTCTCGTTAAGGATAAGAAACTGGGTAAGCGTTATAAGGTTACGAAAGCATGTGTGGCAGAAGCCTTTCCCCAGATTGTTTGGGGAGGGCGTTCCTGATGCATTTTCTTTTTAGAGATTGCGATCCCTCGGTTGCTCAAGATAGATCATTGCCTTATACGGCATACTTAGTTGAGTATCTACAGGATGGTATGACTAAATTTGATGTTGTCATGAGCGGTAAGCGTGTGGAAATTTTTGATCACTACTGGGATCTTTACCGCCATGATCTTATCAGTATAACTCAGAGTGAAGGACGAATGAATCCTAAACTCTATAATCCAAACCAAAATTCTAAAAAGAAAAAATAATCCCAGTGCTTACTCAGTTTTATTGGAGAACCATAATGCTTTCTACAAATTACCGTCTCAGATTAGAATTCATTTGTAAGTGTATTGCTAATGGTGAGGAGGTTAAACTTGAGGATATGATTTGGGCAGAAAAATTAGGTAAAGCAAACACCACTGCCCGAGAAATGCTCAAAACTGCTCGTCGTCAAGCAGCTAATCCAGAGATGGAGGAAGGAAGCATGGATGATTTTATGAATAGGATGGGACTAGGAGACCCCGACCCATCCAATCATCGAACGGGGTTTGAAAGTGCTGATGAGATTGTTGATTGGTTTAAACAAGATAAACCTGATGATTGGAGGCAACGCGATTGAAACAAGTAGTATTATATACAAACGGCAATCAAGAGTGTGATAGAATTAAAATGTTACTCAAGAGTCTCGGTGGTGAGTTCCTTGAGTATGAATTAAATAAAGATTTCACAATCAAGCAGTTCCATGCCGAGTTCGGTGTGGTAGAATTTCCACAGGTTGCCATAGACTACTCTCATGTGGGTGGTCTCAAGGAAACACTTCATTACCTACAAGATAAAGGGTTACTAACATGCTAAAAGATCAATACGCCATCGAAGATGGTGAACCACAACAAGATAAATGGAATCGCGGTGTCGATCTATTTGTCGAAAGTGTTCTTAAACCAGATCCGCAGTTGAGGCAGTGTGCCCACAATCAGAAGTGCTATCATGAACTCATGTGGGTTCGTGAGAATGTCCTTGAGTATTTGAAAACCTTAAGACACTATTAAATTGTATCACATTTTACAGTTTGACAGGTCTAAATATTTCTGGTATAATATGCCAGTCGTTCATTCGCTATTCGCAAATAGCGAACGCAAGTAAGTCGCGGAACGGAGCGTTCATCCTATGATTCTGCCAGTATTAGCATCAATGATGCTCACATGTGAGCAATTTGATTGGTTAAGGGAGGGGGTTTTTAGGTCAGAACTTCTGACAACATCAGAAAAACTAGATTTTATTTTTAGATTTGCTGATGGTACTGACCCAGAGTGTTTTAACATCGCAGATCCACAGGACGCAAACGACTGAAGGAACGGGAGACTTAAAACTCACCCTAGTATTTCAGGAGAAAACAAATGAGCCTTCTCAATCTTTATAGCAACAAGACTTCTTATCGTGGAGCTTCTTACGATCCTCACGCTAAGAAAGAAACCGTAACTAGAACCTTCGTCGAGACCTACCGTGGGATCAAACACGAAGAAACTAAGGAGGTTGTAAAATGAAAAAAGTAGTTTCATCTAATTGGCTCTCTGTCATTAAGGCAAAGCAGATCAAAGATCAGAAATTACATAACGCTCAACTTTGTGCCGCAGGTCACTGCCCAACAAAGGTGAAGTAATGGAAGACTATACATATCACTCAGATGATATGGATAAGGATAGCAGACCACCTGCTTGCTACCAACTAACATATAGGGGTTGTAAGTATTGGTCCTGCTATAGAATACACTTGCGAGAATGGTTTGAAGATTTACTATCTGTACAACCAATCTTCAATAAGAAGGGTTAACACCCTTCTTTTTTTGTGCTAAATAATAAGAAGGGTTCGCCCTTCACTTATCATGGAGTTATCATGGATAGAGATAGGTTAAAGCTAATAATTAAGAATCTAAAGTTACTAGTAGACTCATTAGAATCCGAAATATATTCAGACATAGAAGCGTATAAAGTAAACGACAGCAAATATAAAGTTATAGAGGATGACGACGACGGTTATCCAGATTGATTTGAGAGGAGGGCTTGACACCCTCCTTTTTTATTGCTAGAATAACTCTGTCCAGTTTGAAACTCAGAATGTTAGCTAAGCTTATTTCAGTAACTCCTGATGCGGAGAAGCACATGGCATACTGTGCCCGCGTCAGCAATCCAGCGAATCAAGAAAACGAAAAGTTCTCTGGTCTGTTGAAGTATTGTATTAATCATCAGCATTGGAGTATCTTTGAGCAAGCAACAATGACTGTAGAGATTAATACAACTCGCGGTATCGCGGCTCAGATTCTTCGTCATAGGTCTTTTACATATCAAGAATTTTCTCAGCGGTATGCTGATAGTTCTTTGCTGGGTGATCATATTCCTGTCCCTGATCTTCGTCGCCAGGATGAGAAGAATCGTCAGAATAGTATTGATGATGTAGATCCATTCCTTGTACAGAAGTATCAGATTCTGATGCAAGATCATTTCAAACATGCTATGGATTTGTATCAACAGATGTTGGACGATGGTATTGCTAAGGAATGTGCCAGGTTTGTTCTGCCTTTGGCAACTCCCACTAGACTGTACATGACAGGCTCAGTTCGTTCGTGGATCCATTATATTGATCTTCGTTCTGGTCATGGTACACAGAAGGAACACATGGATATTGCTAACGAAATCAAGTGTATCTTTACCTGTCAATTCCCATCAGTATCTGAAGCACTCGGTTGGACCCGTGATGGTTGTGCTGATTGTGTAGATGCTCCATCCCTTATGATTGAATAACAATGAACATCTTTGTGACAGACCCATCTCCTTATGTTTCTGCTATAATTCTTCCTGACAAACACATTGTCAAGATGCCTTTAGAAACTTGTCAGATGCTTTCTATTATTGCTTCTGACAAATGGGGTCATGGGTTCGGCACTCTTCCTAAAGCAGACGGTACTCCTTATGCTACAGAGAAGGGTGCTTTTCGTAATCATCCCTGTACTAAATGGGCATCTGAGTTTGTAATGAACTGGCAATGGTTAATTGCTCACGGATTCGCCCTCTGTGAGGAGTATAAGGCGCGTTACGGCAAGGTCCACACCTGCTTTAATACTCTGCTCCATGCTCGCGAGATCTTCCCCACAGGCGATCCTACGGGGCGCTCAGGAAAAGATCCAACACCGTTCGTTCGCGCTATGCCCGATGAGTTTAAACATAACACAAGCATTGACACTTTTACTGCTTACAAAATGTATATCGCATCCAAACCTTGGGTTACATCTAATTATCTTCGTAACCCATCCCGCAAACCAG